CATACCGAGTGTTTCAATTTTGATTCACTGCTGAAGATAAACCAAGACTTCCCAAAAAATAGTTCTTGACAGACGTTGGTTTTTTTGATATAATATACATATATTTTGAAAAGAGAAGATGAGAGAAATAAATATACCAATTAATTGCCCAACTTGTAGTTTCAAGTTAGAGTTAGTTAATGAGCAGTTATTTTGTCTCAACGATTCTTGCGAAGCAAAGTCTTCTAAGAAATTAGAGCATTTTGCAAAGACACTCAAAATCAAAGGACTTGGACCCGCGACTATTGAAAAGTTGCAGGTCAATGACCTTCACGACATATATTCACTCTCAGAAGAGGAAGTATGCGAATTGCTGGAGTCGGAGAAGTTAGGTACTAAGCTACATCAAGAAATAAATAAAAGTAAAGCTGTTGACCTTATTATTCTCCTTCCCGCGTTCTCTATACCACTTATAGGCAACACAGCTTCACAGAAGCTAGGAACAGTAGTCTCTCATATTAGTGAGATTACGCCTGAAGTTTGTAGAACTGCTGGGTTAGGCCCGAAGGCTACAGACAGTTTAATAGACTGGTTAGTTAATGAATTTCATGCTAACAAATATTATGAACTTCCTTTTTCTTTTAGTTGTAAAACTACTCAACCAAGAGAAACCACAAAAGGAGTAGTATGTATCTCAGGTAAGTTAAAGTCATACCCTAACAAAGCTGCTGCACAAGCAGTACTTGAAAAAATGGGTTATGTAGTAAAAACAACTCTTACCAAAGATGTTACCATACTATTGAACGAGAGCGGAATAGAAAGTAGTAAAACCCAGACTGCTCGCGACCGAGGAGTCACAATTATAAATAATATAAAAAATATAGGAGATTAATAAAATGGCACTACCAAAGTGGACAGACGAAAGAACTCAACAATTAGTTGATTTCGTAGGCGAAAGCCCAATTTCCCAAGCAGTTGTTCAAGAAGCAGCTGAGAACTTAGAAACTTCTTCAAGAAGTGTTTCTTCTAAGTTAAGAAAAATGGGATATGATGTTGAATTAGCTTCAGCATCTGCTTCTAAATCTTTTAGCGAAGAGCAAGAAGCAACATTATCAAACTTCGTTTCAGATAATAGCGGAGTTTATACATATGCAGAGATTGCATCAAACTTTGAAGGCGGAGCATTCAGTGCTAAGTCTATTCAAGGTAAAATTCTTTCTATGGAACTTACAGAGCATGTTAAGCCTGCTCCTAAGCCAGAAAGTGTTAGAACTTACACACCTTCAGAAGAAGAGCAGTTTGTATCAATGGTACATGGCGGTTCATTCGTAGAAGAGATCGCAGAAGCTCTAGGTAAGAGTGTAAATTCTATCAGAGGTAAAGCTCTTTCATTACTAAGAAGTGGTGATATAAATGCTATACCTAGACAGAAAGAAACAAAAGGTTCTAGCAAAGCTGACGTTTTAGCTGACCTTGATATTTCAGGTATGACTGTTGAAGATATCGCAAATGAAATCGGTAAGACTGTTAGAGGTGTTAAAACCATGCTAACAAGAAGAGGACTTCAGTGCGCAGACTACAACGGCGCAGCTAAAAAAGAAATCGGCTAAATTTCTTTTTTCATTGAGTTAGGGGCGTTCATCACGAGTGAAGCCCCTACTCGCTTATTTTACTCACGGGAGGGTATACATTGAATCTTGCTTCGGCATTACTAAAACAAATAATAGTACAGGACGACATTGAAACTTGGAGTGCACTTAAAGAAAATTATTTAAGTGGTGATCTTCAAGGGATTTTTCGCGTCATCAATAACCATCTAGACATCTATAATTCTCTTCCAACTTTCCAAGAACTCTATGCTAGTGTTCGTGACGAAGCAACAGTAGCAAAACTATATGCTGTTGAATCAGTAGAAACAGAAATAGAAGCTTGGATGCTGCTAGAGTATTTAAAGAATGAGTATACACAAGATGAAATATTTAAAGAATTACAAAAGTTTATAGAAACAAGTATTGGATTCCAAACAGCCGAAGAAAACATTGATTCATTATCGCAAGTAGTATTAGATGTAGCAGATAGAGTAGACTTACAACCGCCTAGTGAAAGTATGCAGGGTATGAGTTTATTTGAATCAGATTCAGAACTTGGTAAGTATTTACCTCTGGGTCTTAATGCAGAGTACGATTCTGACTTTGCGTTCTCACCAAAAGATTTAGTATTAGTTGGTGGTAGAAGAGGAGCTGGTAAGTCTCTAACTTGTTGTAATGTGGCAGTCAATGCATACAACCAAAATAGATCATCAATCTATTTTACTATTGAGATGGACAGTAGAGCAATTCTACAAAGAATGTGTTCTATTGCAACCAGTATATCAATGAAAAGAATCAGAAACAAAAATCTATCTCCACTAGAATGGTATGAGGTTGGAAAATGGTGGGCAGGAAGATTTGAGAATGGAATGGATATTCTTTCAGAGTATCAAAACATAGGTGAGGACTTTGAGAAGTTCCACAACAAAGTAAGAAAACAACCTTTAAACAAAGAAAGACAACTAGACATTGTGTATGATCCAGGACTCACATTGTCAAGAATACAAGCAGAATTAAAACAGAAAGTAGACACAATGCAACCTGGAGTGATAATAGTAGATTATCTAAACCAAGTAAAGAGAAACAATAGACCAAACCGATCAGGTCAGTATGATTGGATAGAACAAGTAGAAATTAGTAAAGCACTTAAAGCATATGCACAAGAATATGAAGCAATGGTATTCTCTCCATATCAAACAGATAGTACAGGAGAAGCTAGATTTGCAAAAGGTATTCTTGATGCCGCTGATGCAGCCTACTCACTTGAGACATGGGAACAGACAGATAACTGTATGACATTCAACTGTGTAAAGATGAGAAGTAGGGAAATGAAATCTTTTACAAGTGCTGTAAACTGGGAGACTTTAAGAATCGGCCCAGAGAGTGCTATGAATCCTCAAGAGAAACAGGCATTGAAAGATAGTATGTATAATGATGAGGGATCACAAGAAGAATTATGAATGTAGAAGAACTATTAGTAGAAAAGAATGTAGAGTATAGGTCGTCTGGTAAAGACTTTATTATAAGATGTCTTAACCATGAACATGATGACACAAACCCTAGTATGAGAGTAGATAAAGAATCAGGAATCTTTCACTGCTTTTCATGTGGTTATAAAGGACAGTTACATTTATTTTATGGAGTTCATCAGAATACATTAGACTTAGCAAGAACAAAACTACTAAACACAATAAAATTAAAGCAACAAGGGACAAAAGGACAGGATATGCCCTCAGGAGCTTTGCCATACAAAGGTAACTTTCGGCAGATTGCTCCTTGGGTTTATGCAGACTTTGAAACCTTCACATCTCCTGTTAGTCCTTTCACGGACAGATTATGTTTTCCTGTGAAAGATATAACTAATAAGATAGTTGCTTTTGTATGTAGAGGTAAAAGGGGAGTCGTGCCTAAATATTATAACACTCCCGTTGGTGCGAACCTCCCTTTGTACCCTATAAATGCTAACCCTATCAATGATTCTGTCGTATTGACAGAAGGAATATTTGATGTATTAAAACTATACATGGGTGGGCTAACAAATGCTATGTGCTGTTTCGGAGTTTCAGGTGTAAACGAAGATAAGCTATCTTTATTAAAATTGAAAGGTATACAAAAAGTAGACATACTATTAGATAGTGATGAAGCTGGAAGAATAGGCGCAGAGAAGATAAAACAAATATGTGACCGAATAAAGTTAGGCGCAGAGATTAGGGAGTTACCTGCAGGAGTAAATGATGCAGGAGATTTATCAATAGAACAAGTAAGAAAATTAAGGAGTATATATTATGACAAAAGTAGCACTGATTGAGACAAAACGAAGTACACAAAGATTACTAGACTTTGATTTTGTAACAGACAGATTTGCTCTATGTTCCGACCCAACTAAAAAGAAAGTATTAAAAGGTGATGTGGACTTAGAGATTGATTTAGATGATTATGACTGGGTGATTCTTGTAGGATCAGAGCCAGTAAAATATTTTACAAAAGTAACATCAGTTACAGAGTATAGTGGTAAAGTTATAGATAAGAAGTTCATACCTCTTATTAACCCAGCTATGCTTAGTTTCAAACCAGAAATGAAAACACTCTGGAAAGAAAGCACAGAGAGTGCAGAAAAGTATGTAAGTGGTGAACTGAAGCAAAAAGAACTAGACACAGATAAGTGCTATGGAATAACAGATAGTAGAGACTTATATGTATTTTTAGACAAGGCAATAGATTCAGACTATGACTTTATTGCACTTGACTGTGAGACAACTGCGTTATATCCAAGAGACGGCTATATGCTAGGGTTTAGTTTATCATATGAACCTGAGCATGGCGCGTATGTAGCAGCAGACTGTATTGATGAAAGAGCAGAACATCTTATGCAACTACTATTTGACAAGAAAAGAGTAGTGTTTCATAATGCTAAGTTTGACTTGGGTTTCTTTGAGTTTCATTTTGGATTTAAGTTTCCAAGGTTTGAAGATACCATGTTACTACACTACTGTATAGATGAACAGCCAGGTACACACGGATTGAAACAACTATCTCTTAAGTATACAGACTACGGAGATTATGAAAAACCTATGTACGATTGGATAGATAATTACAGAAAAGCAAACGGTATACTAAAAGATGATTTCCAATGGGAGATGATACCTTTTGATGTTATGAAAAACTATGCAGCAATGGATTCAGTCTGTACGTTTTTACTCTTTGAAAAGTTTGAAAACTATTGTAAAGATAAACCTTTTTACAAAGTATATACCGATATTCTTTTGCCAGGCTGTAGATTCCTTAGAGATATTGAGACTAACGGAGTGCCGTTTGATGTAGATAGATTAAAAGAATCCACACAACTAATGCAAGTAGATATTGATAGTGCAGTTGAAAAACTATATGAATTTGAAGAAGTAAAGAAGTTTGAAACTGAAAAAGGCAAAGAGTTTAATCCAAACTCTACAATACAACTAAGAGAACTTCTATTTGATTATGTTGGTCTAGCACCTACAGGTATCAAAACAGGAACAGGAGCAGATTCTACAAATGCAGAAGTATTGGGTAGACTTGCTGAGAAACACCCTATTCCAGAATTGATTCTTCAGATTCGTCAGAAAGTTAAAATTAAGAATACATATCTTGATAAGATTATTCCTGCATTGAATCGTGATGGAAGATTGAGAACAAACTTTAATCTACACGGAACAACATCAGGTAGGCTATCATCTAGTGGTAAACTTAATATGCAACAGATACCACGAGACAATCCAATTGTCAAAGGTTGTATCAAAGCAAAAGAAGGTTATAAGATTGTTGCAATGGACTTGACTACAGCAGAGGTTTATGTTGCTGCTGTATTAGCAAAAGATAAAAACTTACAAAAAGTATTCCAAGATGGAGGTAACTTTCACTCTTCAATTGCTAAGTTAGTATTTAACTTACCTTGTGAAGTAGAAGATGTAGCAGAACACTACTCAGTAGAAAGACAACAAGCAAAAGCAGTTACTTTCGGTATAATGTATGGTGCAGGGCCATCTAAGATTAGTGAACAAGTTACAAAAGACTCTGGCAAATACTTTAGTAAGAACGAAGCTACAGAAGTTATTAATGATTACTTCAAAAGTTTCTATGGATTAAAGAGATGGTTAGATGAAAGAAAAGACTTTATACAAGCTAAAGGATTTGATTACTCCTTCTTTGGAAGAAAGAGAAGACTGCCAAATGTTAAATCTGACAATAAAGGTATAGTAGCACACGAAGTAAGATCAGGAATAAACTTCTTAGTTCAATCAGTAGCTTCTGACATAAATCTTCTTGGAGCAGTAGACGCACACAAAAAGATTGTAGAGATGGATAAA